GACGGCCGCCAGGACCTGGTCGTTCGCGTCGTCGCCTGTGGCGCGCATGCCGTGCTCCATCTGAGCCTCCGGCGCGAACAGCACCGACGCCGGGCCGAGCGCGTGGCGCTTGAAGGCCTCGTCGTTCCGTTCGGTCAGCACGGCCGAGCCGAGCGGAAGGACCTCGCCGTCCTTGACCTTGGCCCACACGAAGGCCTGGTGGACTACCCAGCGCTCCTCGCCGTCGACTTTCACGAAGGCCGAAATCCCGTTGGCCGAGACCTCGCCCTGCGTGTCGCCGCCAAGGAAAACGATGACGCGCTCGCCGGGCGAGACGCCGCGCATCGACGAGGCGACGACGACGACCTCGTGGGAGTTCTGGCTGGTGACCAGCTCGTCCGTGTTGAGCAGGTACAACCCGCCGGGCTTGGTCTGGAGGCCGCGCGGCACGGACACATCGCGAACGCCGAGGAAGTCGACGCGCTCGTGCTTGGCGGCGTCGCGCGCCTCGTCGGGTTCACGAACGACGAGGTGCTGGTTTTTGCAGTAGATTTTTGTAGGCATGGGCGGGGCTCCGGTGGGTGCAGGGCGGCGGGGGTTCACTTGCCGTACTGCGCGAAAAACTCGTCGGGGGTCATCTTGCGCTTGCCGGCGCCGTTGGCGGGGGCTGCGCGTTCGGGGGTCTCGGCGCGTGCGGCGCGCGGGCGCGGGGCTTCCCCGCCGAACACGGCGGCGCGCTTTTCGTACTCCTCTTTTTCCTTCCGCACGACGCGCTGGGCGGCCTGCTTGAAGGACAGCGTCGGCTCGCCGTCGACCGGGTCGACGGACTCGCGCAGCACCTTGGCGACGCGGTCCTCCCACTCAGGCAGCTTGCGGACCAGGTGGTCTTCGGGCAGGTCGTCGCGCAGGGCTTCCCGGAGAGCGCGGTCGGCCGCCTTCTCCTTCGCGGTGCGGTGCTCGACGACCTCCGACTCGCGCTCGGCGAGCTTTTTCTGCAGCTCCGGAACGCGCGGGTCCTGCGTTCGTCGCGCACGGAAAACCTTCATGCCGACCGAGTCGAAGTCCTCGCCGGTGAGAATCTCCACCAGCTCGGCAATCACGCCGTAGTCGCGCGTCTCCGAAAACCGCTCGACGCGGGAGTTGATGGGCTCGTAGTGTTCCACTACGGCCGCGGCGTCGGCCTTCACCTTCGCCATCTCCTCCTCGAGTTTGGTTTCCTTCCGGTTGCGCGCGGCCCACTTCGTCGACTTCTCGTCGAAGGTGGCCGGGTCCTGGTCGGTCAAGTCCGCCAGCAGGTCGAGGTCGCCGCGCCGCAGCGCGTCGAGCACGCGGTCCGGAAGTGGGGCGTCGTCAGCGGAAGAGGCAGGCTGCGCGTCTGTGGTCGGAGTACCCTTCGAGGCAGCCGCAGACTTTGCAGCGCTCTTGCCACCACGGTCTTTTGGGCTCGGCGCCGGCGCCTCCTCCGCGTCGTCGTCTTTCGCCGACGCCGCCACGACCACGTCGTGCTCGGGCGGGTCGGGGATGGCCGCGAAGAACGCCTCTCGGGCGGCGGCGGCTTCAGCCGGCGCGCGCTCTGGCGCGGCCGGGGTTTTGGTTTCGGGCTTCTCGTCGTTCATGGGGCTCCCTGTATGTAGGCCAAAACGCGCGCGGCCCGGTCGCGTGCCTCGTCTCGGGTCCTCCCGATGAAGCCGTTACACTGACGACACAACCAGCCACGAATGGCTCCTGTGTCGTAGTCGTGGTCTAATACCAAAGACCTGACGCGCAGGCACACGGGACACGCGCCGGGCTCTAGCTGCTCGCCTGGTGCAGCTACTACGCCGTGGGCCGCGCGTTGCCGCGCACGAGAACGGTCTTTGTTTGCGTGATACCAAGCACGCGACCGCTCGTTCTGCTTCGCCTGGTTTTCGGGCTTGGCCAGCCAGCGCGCACGCGCCGCTTTCCCGGCCGGGCTTTTGTTGTAAGCGCGCCGCTGCGCCAGTCTTTCCTCACGCGATAGGGCCACTAGCACCTCCGGGCGCCGGCGGCGCCGCAGGTATAGTACCACCCAGGCCGGGGGCCATCAAGCCCTGCGCGCCAGCGTTCATACCCGCAGAACCCTGCATCGGTTGGCCGAAACCCAGCGGTGCCTGCGGGGCTTGTGGTGGAGACACCTCGGCGGCCATCATCGCAGTCAACTCTGCGATAAAATCCAGAAAATACTGTAGCCGTTCGGCTGGCGCGTCGTTCAATTCGGCCTCCATCAAAGCATCACACACTTGAACTATAGCGTCCGCCTTTCTCATCCACGGGCGCGGCGACTGGTACTTCACCGGCTCGTCAGGGTTCGTCATCAGCCACTCGTCGATTTGCCACGCTACCCAACGCCGCTGCGTCTTGACCACGCGCGTTTCGCCAGGCGTGTCGTAGTGCTCCAACACGGCCATGTAGGCCTCGAACGGGATGGCGCCCTGCTCGACGAGTTCCTGTGCGTACTGGACGCGCTCCTCCGGCGTGTTCTTCTTCTCGCCGACGGGCTTGACGCGGACTTGGAGCGCCTCGAAATCCAGGTCGAGGATGTCTTTCGCCGAGATTTCCTTCTCGAAAAGCTCGCCGGTCCAGTGCCGCTTGAAAGCGCGGTTCTTCTCGTACAGCCGGCGCTGGGCCTTCAGGATGTGCCGACCCATGTCGACCGCAACCCACTGGGTGAACGCGCGGTGCATGGCTGCGTGCCGGTCGTCGAACCGCGACGCTGCTTCACGCTGGGCCACCGCGGACGGCAGCCCCGGCTCGGCCTTGGCCCCGGAGTGCATCTCGTCGATGCCGAGCGTGCGCGCGATTCCGCGCTCGTGTTCGGACATCAGCTCCAGGTCGATGCGGTCGAATGGCTGCGGGTTGGAGACGTAGGGCTGGTAGCCCGGCGTCTTCGTCCGAACGATTTTCAGCGTCGCGACCGTCTCCAGGTCGGCGAGGTCTTCGACGGACTGCTCGTGGACGTAGTGGACCTGCTTCGGCGTGTGCGTGTGCGCGAAGTCCGCGGTCGAGAGAATCTCGTTGATTTTCAGGATTTCATCGTACACGACCGCGATTGGCGGCGTGGCCCAGAAACCCGCCAGCGCCGGCGAGCAGTGGAAGAACGCGAACGGCGGCTCGGGCTCGTCCCATTCCTCGTCCACAAGCACGGTGCCGTTGCGCAGACACGCCACGTGGCGGCCGACTTCGTCGCCCACGGCCACGGCCCAGGCCTCCCACACGGGAACGAGTTCGGTAAGCGCCCCGCCGCCGCCGGTGTAGACCAGCCCGCCGCGGTCCTTCCGAGGCTCCAACGCCGTGCGGATGGCCTCGCGGTGCTTCGGGTAGTTCTGCATCAGCCGATGCGGCGGCCACCACGTGACCTCGCCGAACGTGCGCGGGTTGGAGTAGGTCAGCTCGGTGTCGTCGAGGAACATGTCGAGCGTGTCGTGCAGCTCGACCACGACGCGGTTCTCGCGCGGCCACGGGTAAATCTTCGCGGCCACCGAGCCCGTCGACGAGTAAGCCACGCGCAGGCCCTGGTGGCTGAGCGCGTACAGGTTGTCGTACTGGCCTTGGCGCTGGTCGTACTCGGCCTCCAGCAGGCGCGTGTTGAGCGTGACCTTGCGCTTCAGCTCCCAGTCGCCGTCGGTCACCATCAGGGCCGGCTGCGGGGCTTCCTCGGCGCCAATCTTCCCGACGGCCGTTTCCGTGTACTCGTAGGCCTTGTTCCGAAGTAGGCGGATTTCGTCGACGTCCGCATCGACGTCCGACTGGTTGTTCGGGTCCGAGGACCAGGAGAAGGTCGAGTCGCGCGCGAACGGCGTGTCGAGGTTTCGCCCGTGGTACATCCCGGCCAGCCGTCGCGACAGCTGCCGACGCCAGGAGTTCGTGCGCGAGTATTCGGTCTCAATCTCCACGATGGCCGCCGCGGCTTGTGCAGCCGGCAGCTCCCACCAGGGTTTGTCGAAGAAAATCGCCATGTTGGGTTAGGGGGCGGGAGCCTTCGCCACGTCCGTGCGTAGTGGGTAGGCCGTCTGTTGAGCCGAGAGGCGCGGCGGAGGACGGACGGCGAAGGCTCCCACGCGCACTATCTTAAGGCGGCCGGGCCGGCTGGTCAAGCCGAAGCGTACTGGACACCCGGCCCACCCGGCCGTACGATGGATAGGTGCTCGCCCCGCTCACGCGCTTGATGCGCATCCCGCCCGCGCGCCGTCTGCTCGCGCCCCACCAGGTCCGTTTCGTGAGCAAAGTCGCGAAGATGCGGACGAATTGCTCCGGCCGACGAACGGGCAAGACCTTCGCCGTGGCCGTCTGGCTGACGGAGGAATGGGCGACGCGACAAAGCCAGTCGTCCATTTTCGGAGCACTGACCACCGAGCACGCTGTTCGAATCGCGTGGGACGCCATCGACTTCTTGAACCGCACCCTGCAGTGGGGGGCGACCTACAACACGCTCGACGCGGCGTGGACCTTTCCGAACGGGTTCACGCTGTACCTCGTCGGTCTGAAGGACCGCCGGCAGGTCAACCACATCCGAGGCATTCCGAAAATCCACCGCGTCGCGCTGGACGAATGCGGCCAGATTCCCGACGCGCTGCTGGAGTACGCGGTGCGCGACGTCATCGAGCCGGCACTGGCCGACACGGACGGCGACCTGTGCTTGACCGGCACGCCGTCCGACACAGGCGTCGGGTTCTACGAAGACTGTATGCAACGGTGCGAAGCGCGTGGGGCGCACTTCGCCGACACCATGGCCGACAACCCGCACCTGGCGCGCCCGGGTGTGGAACTCCTGGCCGAGGCTCTGCGCGACCGGTTCAACGGCGACGCGACGAATCTGACCTACCGCCGCGAGTACGTCGGCCATCGCGTACAGGACACCGGCGTCCTCATCTACACCGTCCCGCCGCTCGACCAATTCTACGAGCCCACGCCGCGCGCCAGCGAGTACACGACTCTCGGGCTCGACATCGGCTGGAACGACGGCGCAGGGTTCTGCGTCGTCCGTTCCCGCGGCGCGCAGCCGGGAGCACACATCGTCGAATCGTACCGCGAGGCGGAGCTTACGCTCCCGCGCATAGCTGCCATTGCGGAGCGGATGCGGTCACAGCACAACGTGGCGGAAATCTTCGTCGACACGGCAGGCGGCGGCGGGCGGACCCTGATGGAGACCCTCGCCACCCAGTACGGCTTGCCCGCCACGGCAGCCGACAAGCGCTCGCGCCGTATGCGCATCGAGCAGGTTCGGAGCATGCTCGACGGGCGCACGTTGCGCGGAACGCTTGGCGGCTGCTCTCAGATTCTAGAAGAGTGGCGCGGGCTCCCTTGGAATACCGAGCGTGACGACCACCGCGAAGGATATATTGACGAGTGTACCGATTCACTCCAATATGCGTTGCAGGGCCAGGGGTTCTCCCTGCAAACTAGCTGGCAGCCAGAGCTTACTCCGGAGCAGGAGATTCGGAAGCGCTTGCAGGACATCCAGCGTAGTCGTCGCGGTTCTCGCGGAGGTAGGCGATAAGCCCGACCAGGGCTTCGGTGTCGTCTTTCGCATAGCCCAGCGCCAAATTGCAATTACGACACAACCAACCGCGTATGGCGCCTGTGTCGTGGTCGTGGTCTAGGACCAGAGGGCCTGTGTAAGCACACCCTTTGTTGGCGCAGCGACCGACGTGGATGTTGTCTGGCGGGTCTTTCATACCGGCTTGACGTCTGCGGGACTGTCTGCGCTGTTCCAGAGTCTGTCTGGCCCGGGCCGCGGCGGCTGTTTTCCTGGAATTGGCTCGCGCTTTATCCGGGTTGCGTGCCGCCCACTCTGCAGCCCGTGCTTTGGCGCAAGCCTTACAGCGGCGGCCCGGGTATTCGCCGACAACATCTTTATCGTGGCCGTTCTTACACAGACGCACGATATACCACGCCGTCGACAACAGCGCTCCCGTTAACGATAGGCACCGCTTGAAGCCAAAAAGAGCCGTCTGCTCTAAAATGGATGACCCCAAAAGCGTGCTGCCAATCGCGTCGCA